TGCTGGAATACTATAAAATGGTTGTCTTTGACCTTCTATTGAAGTATCAAAACCGTTTTCACTAATTCTATGACTTACATTTGTAATCATATAAGGACCACTAAACATTGGTATATTTCTTAAATTAAAATACATTGTTGGTTGTATTAAAGCATTTCCCATCATTGATACTGTACAAGTATAACTTCTATTTTTATACAAATTATATAAAGACAAACTTTGAGTGCTACCACCTCTATTACCGTATTGATTCGCCATTTGATTGGTCACTTCCAAGGATTCAACAGTTGATGATGTATTTTTTTGGTCAACCATAAACCCATAAAATATAGATTGATTTTGTGGTCCTATATCAACATTAAAACCAACAACTTTATTTGACTTATCCCAATCATTTTTACCCACTTGATTTTCCACCAATGGATTATCAACTCTTCTTAAATCAAAAGCATCATTTCTATATCTATAATCAACATTTTCTTTTAAATCTAATTGTTCTGAAGGTTTACCAGCATAATAACAAACCATTTTTGGACCTGATTCTCTATAATCAACGTCTAAGAAAGTACCAAATAAAGTGTTAGCGAATTCTAAAGTACCTTCAGGTTTTGGTTTAGGATTTTTACTAACATCTTGAACATTATAAAAGTTCACATATGAAGGTAAATTATGGATTACAAAATTATTTTCTTGTAATATAGTTTGAACAAAAGATAGCATACTAACTTTAGGTGAGTCTAAAACATTTTGTAACCTATTTTTTAATTTGAATACATCTACTAATACTTTATCCCCAATATTTCTACTCGCTCTATCTAATAGTAATATATCTTCAAATAATGTCTTAACTTTAAAGTCGTTACCTGAAATCCATTTATCATTTAATGATTTAAACGCCTCCCAAAGTTCAACTTTAGTTTGTGGGCCTTCTAAGTCAGAAGGTATTTGATTTTCAGGGCTATTATTAACATCAGGTAACTTTTTATTTAAAGTTATCATTATATTATCAAATATCTTATCTTGAAAGAAATCCACCTGTAATAAATAATCTGTCATTAACGCTAAAAATTTTTCACCATCTAACGTACTATCTTTTAATTTAGTGGTTGCATAAATTTTTATTATAGGTGCTAAGTTTTTAATATTTGAAACATCAAAAGATACGTTGTTATCAATAAAGAAATCTGTAATATACGAACCAGTATTACCATATTTTAATTTGGTTATATCTGAAAAACCAACATACGTCTCTAAAGCTTTCCATTCATCGGGGTAATTAGTTTTTGATGTTGATAATGATATTGCTGGTGGTAACGCATTAGGTGTTGATATTGTATAATTATTAAACGTATATTGGTCAACAATATCTAAATTTGAGAACGTATAAAAAATCTTTTTATTGTAATTACTAGGGTTACCATATTTGATTATTTTATTATAATTTAAAAATAATGTAATATAATTGTTTACGTTTTTAGTTTGTTCTTTTTGTATATCCCTAATTAAATTAAAATTAGTATCACTAGTTGTTTTAGGTATTTTAGCAATATTTCTCATCATTGCTTGGAAATTATGTAAATAATCACCTTCTAATGTATCATACACAGCCTTTGAATAATTCAAAAATTCCGTTTCAAATATATCTAAAACTTCTTTCTCAAAGACACTAAACATTTCTTCAATATTATCGTACTTTGTATTATCACCATTAATTGAGAAATTTTCTTGTTCTGATTTACCTGAAAAAATTTCTTTCAAATATTGTAATGGTGTTGGTTTAGTTATTTTAGAATTATCAAAATACCCATAATTAGGTGCTTCCCAAAATAATCTAACTGACCCATTAAACATTGAAGTGTTACCAGTTATTTCAATAGTTTGTGTCCCATCACTTTTAAAACATTCATTTTCTGTTTGATTAATTAATGAACCTTCAGACGGCATTAAATAAAAATTTTCACCATCTAAAGTTTTAACATAAATTGACCAAGGAATTACCCTTAAATTTCTAGTATCCGTAGTTGTTGTATTTAACATCCCACTATCTTTATAAACAACCGCTTCATCAACATATGTCAATGTTAATCCTGATGAAATTCCCATTTGTATCTCTGTAGATGTATAACCAGTATACAATTGGAATCCCTGATAAAATACGTTAAAGTCATTTATTAATTTAGGATAAAAACCAACATGGATTATTGATGAGGTATCCGTACCTCCAACAGAAGGATATGTGGTATTTTTTTCAAGAACAATATCAATATTTGAGGTTCCAATAGTTAAAGCATAATCTTTAGTTGGGTCATTAGTAACTGGGTCATAGTTATTAATATAATTAAAATTTGACCATGATGTGTTAATAATATCCACACCTGTTTCAACATAAGTTTTATATCTATGCCAAATTGACCCATATTTTAATATCCAAGCATATGGTACTTTATGAATCGCACCAAATTTTTTCATTGTTGCAAATATGTAATCTAAATCAACACTTTCCGAATTTAATGATGTTTTATATTTTTCTTTTAGTGTTGATAATGGTAAACTATTTAAAAACAAATAAGCAGCTTCTTTATATGGGTATTCATCAAAGTTCCTAAAATTATCAACCCCATTTTGTATTGCGTTAACAAAATATGGCGTGTTTAACATTGATACCGTTTGTTCATCAATAACATTACCATCATAATCGGAATATTTTAAATTACCTTCAGTAAAAAATTGCTTATCATAAGTTCTCTTTTTATAAAAAGGAATAATTGTATCGTATTTTCCTGTTATACCAGGCAAATAACTTGAACCTAAAAAATTGGTAAAAGGTTTTTTAGTTATATCGTTATCAGTACTCAAATAGTTTGTTATAACTTTTTTACCGACATTAAAACTCAATACCTTTGTAGTGTTAAACGCAACACTTGTATTTGAAACTGTATTCCCATTAGCCAAATTACTTCTCTCCCAATTTAAATCAGTAAATGGATATGTATCAGTAAATGTTAAAGTATTTGATTTAGTTGATAGTCCAATATATCTAATAATTTCTGATTCAGTATTAAGAGATGTTGTAATATCTTTTCCAGTATCGGTACTAATAATTTCAAATTGAGAATCGTTAACAAAATTTTTAATATAAACGGTATTAAAAATACCTCTAATATAATTTTGCCAACTTTCTCCAACACCATCATTAGAGATATGTTTTAATGTTGGTACTATATTGGCTGAAGTTAATTTATAATTTTTTAATTTTTGTATTAAAAAAGGGTTTTCATTTGATAACGAAGTTAATACATTATTACTTTCAACTTCAGCAATAACTTTAGCGATTGAATCAATATCGCTTGTTCCGTATACTCTGCTTAATTTAGTATAATATGTATAAAGGAATAATCTTTCATATAACTCATAAAAGAATTTTACTTCTTCTTTATTAGAAAAAATCTCATTATTGTTAGGGTATTCAATTGCGTTAATAGTTAATTTATTCGTCTCAGTCAATTCATTATTACCTTCAGTCGGGTCGGCTGGTGGTGCGGTTCTTTCAACAAATCCTTTAATGAATTCTTCTACAAACTCAATTTCAGGCCAAAAATCAAATAAATAACCTTTTGTTTTACTAACCACTTTTGAATCTCCAGGATATTGTATTTCATATTTTTCATGACCATCTTCACCTGAAGTCGCAACAATATATTGAGGCCAAGGATATACAGGTATTTTATCATCTTTGTCTAAATCTTTGGTGTCAGGACTAGCATTAGAAACTTCTTTATCAAAGATAGCTTCTTTCCTATATTTTTCATCTCTAACATCCCAAGCCTTTGTATGAACCTCATCTAATAAACGTAAAAAAGCTTCACCATTAGCAAAAATAACCGCCAAAACATTTCTCATATTTGGTGTGAACCCAATACCATTATTTTTACTTTGTAATAATTCAGATAAAGCCTCTGTTAATAATGTTTCAATTTCTTCACGTTTTACTTTTAAATTTTTGGACATTTTACCAGTTAAATCCATAAAAGTCCCTTCACCTTCAAATTTGTACCATTCTGTCGGTAATATTTTAAAACCTAAAATATCTACTTCTTGTGTTACATCAAATATCCCTGTTTTTTTTAATTCATTAGAAAACTGTTGTAAGTCAGAGTCACTGGGTTCTGTTTTTATTTTTTTTACTTGTCTATATGTTTCTTTTAAATCAACATCATTTGGGACAATTGTTGTAGTAAACGTATTGAAGGTAATTTGATTTTCGATTGATGATTGTTTTGTCGTACCATTAATAGTATAACTACCATTAACGCCAACTGTTTTATTTTCACCTAATGTTTTAGTAAAACCAGTTATAATACCTTCTAATTCAGATTTAGCGTTTTTAATACTTTGATTATTATTCAATTCTTTCTTATAGGTATAAACTTTAGTTCCGTCTTTTTTAACTAAAAAATTAACCCTATCCATATTTTGGTCAAACCAAGAACCTTTACCAGCGGACAAATATAAAAACACTTTTTTTTCATATTCATTTAAAGTGTTTTGATAACTGTCAATATCAGTTATTGGGTCTAAATTTTGTTTACTAAATGAATCTAAAGTATTTTTAACAAAATTTTCAATATTATCCCTCATTTGTACAATAGTTAACTCAGGAAAATCATCAGGTATTAAACCTTTTGATTTATATTCATTGTACATTTCTTTTATTTTTTGGTACCCTTTTTCAACTATTTCATCATTAACATTAGAAAAGTTACTAGGTCCACCTTGTTGGGTTTGGATTTTTAATCTTGATTTATACATGTGTGGGGTGGCAATTAAATACCCCATACTTATTTCATTTAAAATTGTATATTTGTAAGTATAAAACTTTAAACTAATTTTAAAATTCCCATCATTTGAATCATATCTTGATGAGAAATTTTGTAACATTAACGCCAATTTAACAGCCTTACCATAATAACCTTTAATCGTTAAATAAAACAACGGATACGGTAAATTGAAAAATGCGGAATACGGTGAATTATCCCCACCCTCAAACAAAGCCTTACCTTTTACATCTTCTAACTGTATATCAACTTGAGGCATAAAAGACAAATCCTGATTAATATTAATACTAGTAATACCTAATAACCCATTATCAGTTGCCCCTAATTTACCATTTGAATTTAATGTTTGTCTAAGATACCAATCCTCAGAATTTTTAGGGTTAGTTACTTTAGTTTGATTAATTTGATTCACACCCTGTCCTTTTAAAGTGTTTGAACCTGTTATCTCATTCGTATATGAATTATCTAAAAATTGTTTACCACCAGGATTTAAAAAATTTATAGATGCAACCGATACTGTTTGAATTGAATCATCGTTTGCAGAACCGACCGCCAATTTTGTTCTTGGTAACATCCTGCACTCTAAATTAGCGTACATTACCAAATTTTCTTGTTTAACGAATCGTTCTTTTACATTACCATCTAAATCAACCACTTTATTTGGGTCAACAATTGTGATGTTATTGTAATCAAATTCAACTAAAATATTTTCTATTTTATCTACCATAATATAAGAAGTGGTTATCTAATGCGTTTTTATAATCCTGTAATGAAGCTACTAAAGGTGTTGGAATTGTTAATATTGAACCGTCAGGAATATTCCATTCTAATCCTCCATACATTGGATTTGCAACTAAAATTAACCACCCAAAATATGGGGCTCCATAATATTGTTGTGACAATATATCTAATCTTGATTGTCCAACTTTATAAATGTAACGTTTATCACTTGTTTTAGTTGGCAACGTAACATATGGGACAACTGTTTGTTCTCCATTTAACACAAAATTGTTATATCTATTATAATATTGTCTACCAGCCATTATAAATTAATTTTACCATCAAATGTTGTAGTATCATTCGCTTTATCACCATAATTAACACTACCATAAATATTTTTTATATTTTGTTCTTGTTGTGGTTGGGTAGCATCCACTTTAACCGTTGAATAAAACATCTTTCTAGTCTTACCTTTAGGATACATAATTTCACTAATTCCTGTAGTGTATTTTTTATATTCGTCTTTCTTCTTAAAAGTTTCAAATAATTTTTCTTCTTTTTGTAACTCTTTTTTATAATCTTTTGATAAATCATCACAAATATCGCTAAAAACTTTCTTTAGATTTTTTGGTGATTTAACACTAACTAAATTACCTGAAATAACAAAATTCTTATATTCCTCCAATTTAGTGTCATCCGTTAAAACTCGAGCCATAATCATAAAAAATTTCAAATCAGTTGAGTCCGATATATTATTAGTTAGTGGTTTAAATAAATCACTTTTATTAATATCAAACTCATTTGCTATAATAGGATTATCACCTTTTTTTAATAGTTTGTCAAATTCAGTTAATCCTGTTGCCAATGTTTTATAATCAATTTTAAACTCTTCAAAGGTGTTTGTTGCAGCAACGGGACTTGCTTGATTAACATCACCCGATTTTGTTGAACCTGAAATATTATAAACTTTAGGTGTTAATCCATCTTCAAGTTTACCATCCGTATTTGTACCAATTAAATTAAGTCCACTAATTAATGTGATTAAATCATTTTCTTGTTTTACAATATCTTGTATTATCGTTGTTAAACCAGCATTATAATTACTCTCCATGTTCTGAATATACTGAACCATGTTTTGTCTAATTATAGTCATTTCATTAGGAGTTGCGGTTTGATTAAATCCTTTTTTATTTAACCCACTAATAATTGGATTGGCATTTGATGTTGATTCGTCATTAATAACATTAATAACCGATTTAAATAAAGTTTCAGTATCAGTTATTTGTGGTTTACCATATATTACACTTTCATCGCCATTTATTGTACCATTAATATATTGTCTTTTACCATTAAACAATTGTAATGTACCGTAATTATATTGTAATACAACACTTTCCAATTTGTTAACAATATTTGTGTAATAATCTTTAGAAGTATCTAATAATTTATCCATTACTTTCATATAGATTATTTCACCTTCAACACCATTTGTTACAATTTTTTCAGTTTTAACATCACCAATAGTATTACCACCTTTATTTTTTTGTTCAGTATTATTAATTTGGTTTTTAATTCCTGAATTAGCAACAATTGCGTCAAATACTTTTTTATCTAATGCCGAAGTATCTTCAGTTGCGGTCGCTCTTTCGTCATATATTTCAGTATTTGCATAGTAATTAAACGATAAGGCGTTTTGTAATTGTTCAACAGGCTCTTTAAGACCCATACCTCCAATTATGTTAAAACTTAAACTAACATCAACTATCATCGGTTGAATTCCAATACCTTCAGGATTCATATCAAAAATTAACGGTTCATAAGTAAAACTAACATTATTTGGTATTATTTTAGTATGGAAAAAATCACCAATTCTTAATATCAAGACAGGTGGAGCACCAAAAGAAGTATTTAATGAGTCATTATATCTCGGTTTTCCATCAGGACCTATAATTGGAATTGTTTCACCAGGTCTTACACATTGATTTAAAAACGTAATACGGGAATTCAATCCTTCAGGTGTCATTGAATGGAACGTAGGGTTAAAATATTTTAACTTTTCTTTAAATGATGTGTAGACGGTTGGATTATTTTCTTTAACCATTTCAAAATAATCACACTCAGATAATAACGCTCTTAAAACTTTTTTACTTAAACCTTGTTTTAAACTTTCACTCACACTTTTAGTCGCTACAGGTTTTAATGGAACTATTGTTGTTTCATTAGTTGTTACAACATTTTGTTCTTTATTTTCTTCTTGTTTGTTAACAACATTTTCTGTTACCGTAATTCCAGAAATTCTAACTCTACGACAAGCCATAGCTCCTAATGCGTACACTTCAGAATCTTTTGTAACAACACCATCTTTATTTTTAATATTTTTACTACAATCTATAGGTTCCCCACTTGTTTTTGTTTCTGATATCGGTATACTAGTCTTTTCACCAGAACCTGTAGCTGAAACAACTTTAAACCTTTCACTACCTTCTTTCATAAACTCACCTAAAGATATATTACCACCAAGTGTTGTTTCTTTTAAAAATTTTTTAACCGAACTAATACGTCTTTCAGATAATGCCTGATTATAGTCAACACTTGCGGTTGCAGATGCAGAACCAACCATAGTTATGGAAATGTCTTTCACTAAATTATTTTTTAATAAATTGTAAGCATCTATTATGAAATTACTATCACCACCAGCAATCACATTGTAATTACCTTTTATTATTTCAAAAAAACTATTGGTATTTCTATTAATATCTCCCTCATTAAAACTACTTTTTGAATTATTTTCATAAGTTTTAATGTTGGTATCACTAACATAGGTATCGTACACAGTTTTAAAATCAACATTTGCAGTTTTAGGAATATCGTTTTCAAAATAAAAACCAAAATCTTTATATTTTTCTTTAAAAGCTTCAACGGAAGGGTCAGGATTTGTTGTGGTTTGAGTATTTTGACCTGTACTATTTGCCTTAGCACCAACAACATTCGTATTTTCAGAAGAAATTGATTGTTTTAATGTTGATAATTCTTCAGGTGTTAATCTTGGATTATTTAATGCCGACTGTATTTGTTGTAATTCACTTACGGGAATTTTATTATACTTAGCCGCCAATGTATATAAATCAAACTTAGCACAACCCGCAAAAAATGATTCAATAATTGAGTTAACTCTTTCAGAACTAGCACCTTTTAACTGTTCATTAACTATTAAATTTAAAACAGAAGGGTGGTCAACAACTATCTTCCAACTTAAATTACCACTTCTACTAGTGTCTTTATATGTATAAATTGGTTCAGGTCTACCAATAAAATTACTTGGTGTCCAGTTCGCCTGACTTGAGTCACTGAATTTTATATCATATGGTGGGAACCACATAACTCTACCACCATTAGGTCCTCTTTCACATACAGGTAAATCATCAACTCTAAATCCTTCTCTACCCGATGTTCTCCATGCTAAATTCTCAATTGAGAACATATATTTTTTAGCATAACCTCCATTACCATTTGAATCACCTTTAATAATATTAGTTGACCCAGGATTTTTTAATGGTGCAATATTAAGATTATATGTGTTATCTAAAACAGAATTGTTAAATTGTCTTCCTGAAGTTGTTATACCATCAGTCTTTTGTAAGTCAGCATAAGTATAATATGGTGTGTCTTTAGCAAAAACTCTACAATATTCCACACCAGCTTGTGCTCCTGTAGTATTATCACTATATGAAACAACTTTAGAACCCTTAGTTATTTCCTTATAACCGTCATTAAACACTTTAGAAACTTGATTAATAGCATTACCCACATGTTTTAATCTTGCAGGTCCTGTAACATTATCCGCAGAATTAACTAATTTCTGCGTATTATCAAGAATCGAATCTTGTTTTAATGTTATATTTGTAGATTCATTATCCGTATATCTTGAACCTATTATATTAAAGTCATCCGATTTTGTTCCAGCAGCTCCACCAACAATTGCATGAAACCCTGCATTACCTTTATATTTAGGTGATGTCCAAACAAATTGACCATCAATACTAGCACCATCTTCATTTGATTTACCTCCTAAACCAAAATTTAATACATCTATATTACCCTCATAAAGTTTAGCAATTTCATCAGGACCGTATACAATAGCTTGAACTTGTTTTCCCGTTGAATTAACGGGTATTTGATTTGGTGGGGATGTTATTTGTGTTGGGTCAGAATTAGCATCTCCAATGTAGTAACTACTTGTAACCGTACCATTAGCGTTTATAACGTTAGCAACTGAATTAACTAATCCTTGTATAACACCTAATGGTCCCCCAAAACTTGAGTCATAATTTGGTTTGTATTTGTTATAATATAAATTCGCAAACAATGCCGACTTTTGACCATTACCAGTGTTAGCCAAAAATATTTGTGAGGGATTCCTTTTTAAATTTAAAACAGGTCCAAGTAATCCTCCTGTTAGTTGATTAACCGTACTTAAAGCATTTGTAGTTTGTGATGTTGGTAATCCATTATTTTCATTCTCATCAAAGTAATCACCAGGAATGAATGACACAGGCCAATATGAACCCGTTAATCTAGTTGCGAAATCAACAGTTGCTATAATAGGATTTTCAGGTACAGTAATAGTCCAATTCCTATATATTAATGGTTGTTGACCTGTTGCTATTAATGCAGCTTGAAATGGGTCTTGTAATGAACTTAAATTAACAACACCAACTGTTTCTTCATAAATTTCTTGATTTATTCTATATTGAAGAGCATCTTTTAAATAAGATGCACCTAACTTTGCAATATAAGAATCTTGTGATAAATTACCATCACTACCATTTGGGTTACTTTCAAATAAAATTGAAAATGGACTATACGTTGATGGTAAGAAACTACTTAAATAAGGCCCCTGATTAGGTGTTGATGGATAAGGTACACCATTAAATGTAATATTATTGTTATACCCTCCTTCAGGTCCGTAATCGTTTAATGTATAAAATTGATTAGGGTAAGTTTGATTTAAATCATTTGGTGAATCAATAACATTAGAATCCCCCAAAATGGTTTCATAATTTAATGGTCCAGATGGTGGCGTATAATTACCAACAACAGTATACAGGCTTAAATTTTTAGCCATTAATGTATTTCTAAATGTTGACGTAGACGCAAATGATAATGGACTTGGCATTTCTATTATTTTATTATAAATAGATTATTTGATTGTTTTTAAACTGTTAATCCGTTGTTAGTCATTGTTTCTTTTAATTTTTTGTTCAATGATTGTAATGTTTCAGTTTTATTTAGTATTTCAAGTACTTTATTTTCAGGAATAGAACCAGAATCAATTTTTATGTTTAAACTAATTTCATGTGTATTTTTATTTTCATTAACAGTACCTGTTGTATTTGCCATTGGTTTATTTAACATTGACAATATTTCCATAAATTCAGGACCTTTAGTCATTGATATAAATGAATCTTCAGGTAAAAACTGAATTTCTTTTCCAGGTATTTTAAGTGAGTCACCTGCCTTATGTTGTGTAACAGGAACTTCCTTTTTTGGAGTCTCAACTGTTTTAGTTTCACCCATAGGTGTTTTTATATTGAACAAATCCCCAACAACATCTTCAACACCTTCCCAAGTTTTTTTAAAACTTTTATCAATGTAATCACCAAAATTAGTCATTGTTTTTGTTAATTCGTCAAAATTAATTTTACCTCCTTCAAATGATTTTGCTAAACCTTCAGTCGTTGTATTTAATTGTTCTCTAATACCTTTAATACTAGTAAATTCATTGTCAAAGACATCAGTTATTTTTTCACTACCTTTTTTGGCTTGCCCTAAAACTTTACTAGTACTTTTTGCACCTGCAAATGCGTATGGTAATTTACGTTCAATTGATTTTAGAGTATTATCCATACTTTGACTTACTGATAATTGGTCTGACGCTAATTCAGTAACATCAACAGGTTTTTGTGATTCAAAAAACTTTTCTTGGTCTTCTTTACTCATACTACTAATTTGTTGTATGGCTTCTTCCATGTTTAAAGATTTACCATCAAGAGTCATTTTAAATTCACCTCCTTCACCCATTTCAGCCATATTGGCAATCATGGTTTTTTGTTCTTCAGTAAATGTATCAGGAAAACTAATTTTAGATAATTTATTATCAAGTTCCGCACTACTTAACGCCATTTTTGCTAATTGACCTTGAGGTAATCCCATAGCCTTCTCAAGTTCAATCATTTGACGTTTAGCACCAGGTAATATTTCAAATTGTCCAGCTTCATTAAGTGAAACAAATTGTTTTGACATTTCCGCAATTTGATTTTGTAATTCCGCAGGGTCATTTTGAGCCAAATCCATTAAACGAAGTGGGTCTAATAAATCGGACTGAACAACACCTAATCTTTGCATTGCCGCTGCCATTTCAATTGCCGATTCAGGATTAAAAGCTTGGTCAAGAACTTGTGTCATACTATTAACATTAATTCTTAAATTAACCGCTTGTGCTGCCATTTTTGCCAAACCTTCCACACCTCCTTTGAATGTGAATTTGTTCATCAAATCAATATTATTTAAAACTTGTGAACTAACCGCCTGAGCACTTACACCGATTTCCCTAGCTTGATTTATAACTTTACCAATCTCTTTTGATGATTGATAAACCGATATACCAACATTTTTAAATGATTCAACAATAATACCCGCTTGTTGTCCTGAAGCTTGTTGAGCCGCGAATAAATCTTTATAAGAATCACTAGCTAATACAACATTTCTACCTAAAGTTTCAGCAACGCTACTTTGGATGTCAGCAATGTCTTCAAATCCACCACCTAATTTAGTAACTTCAATAACAGCGTCAGATAAACTGACTTTTAAATTATCAATTTGTGCCCTACCTTGACCAAATTTTTTAATAATTTCTGTAGCTTTATTATCAACATCAATAATTGTGTTCATAATTTTTTCAGGATTAATTGCGTTATTAAACGCCTCTCCTAATCGTTTACCTACATCAGTCAAACCTTCACTTAATTTATTTGACGCATCTTCAACACCATCTGCCATAATTTTTGATATTATACAATAATAAATACACCAAAGAATATTTTACTAATCCTTTGGTGTATTCTCCTCAATAATTTTATCTATTAAATATTTTCTAATATATGTCGGTATAGTTAAATATTCATGGTAAGACATGTTTAAAAATTTTGCTAACACATAATATTCGTCTATTAAATATTTTGCGTAATTAGAAGAAAGGGCGAAAAAATTCCACCCCAAAGGAAACTTCAAATGTTACCTTTTCTCCTGACGGGGCTGTTACTGTTCTCTTTAAATCTAAAGACGGTTGATTTTCATTCATGAAATTTCTAATATACTTTGAATCCATGATTGGTAACGTCTCAACAAATTGACCTATCACCCCTTTATCAGTATTACCATCAATAGAAATTATGGTTTTATTTAATCTCCAAGTTATTTTTGGAGCGACACGACCAACAGGATAATCTTCAGCCATCCTATCTATCTCAGTAATTTCACTAAATGTTAATGGACGTAATTGTACTGTTACTTGTGATTTTGGTAATATCGTAGTAAATAACCCATTCTCATCCGCTTTATAATTAGTTTGTTTAATATTTAAAGATTCTAGATACTCAACATGTGGGAAATATTTATTAGTTTTTGGGTCTAATAAATTTAAATTATATTCAGGTCCAAACGAAGTATTTCGTAAAAATAAAAGAATCGCCTCAACATCACCTTCTAAAAGTTCATCAGGTCTTAAATCAGGTTCATAAATTTTATTTCTTAATAATCCGATAACTACATTATCTTTAGTCCCTCTATTCGAACTTAGTAAGTAATTTTCGTCACTTGCGGTTAAATAACCGACTTTGACTGATTTCTTTTTTGATTTATAAAATACACCACCACTAGGTAACGTAACAACATCATGAGGTAAATTAAAATTTTGTTGACCCGCATCTATTAAACTTTGTTCCATATTATTTACTTTTATTTTAAATATAATTTGTAATCATTTTTTATAAACATAAAAAATCCACGTAAACCAAATTACGTGGATTAAAATCATATTATTTATTAAATTAGTAAACCAATATACAACGGTCAGGTCTAAGAGTTGCGTTAATCTCAGCAATACCATCAGTACTATAACCTAATGAACCAAAATCAACATCAGATAACCAAGTTCCTTGAAGATACCATTTTTCAATAACAACCCCTGTAGGGTCTAACATTTCTAAATACACATCTTTTTTATAACCAGCAGCATAACCCATACGACCTGTAACAGATTCTGCACATAAACGTACCCACTCCATCAAAGCTTGGGATGCCGAAGGTCCGATAGGGTCACGGAATTTAACACTAATTGTACCCCATGTAAATCTACCAGCAACATAAGTAGATGTATTTAAGAATTGTATTTCAGTAGTAGCAATTGTTAATTTTGGTCTTGCCGCAGATTCTACAAACCACTCATTGATACCTAAGCTAGAATCAAATCTTAAAATAAACCTATTCTGTCTTTTAGGTTCGTAAGGTATTGGCATTTTCATTAATAAGTCAGCCATGTTAATTTATTTTTAATTTTCTTTTATTTTTTATTATAAATATCACCCCAAAAAATTTTTCTATTTACTTTCAGATTTTTTAAAATTATCATTCCAGTATAAAATTTATCTCTAGTTTAATATTAAAATTAAGTTTATTTATTCATTTATTAAATAAATATATTAATAAGGCTTTTTAATACCTCCATGCGTTGAAATTGTTTTAATTATATTTTCAGGGTCATCAGAAAAATGTCCTTTTACCTTTTCTAAATTTCTTAAATCATCATCTGAAAAACCTATTTGTGGAACAAAATTATTGCTAATATCATTTTTAAGATAAGCTTTCTTATTTAAGAATTTAGACATTTGTTTAACATAATTAACAAACTCCGTTAACGCATCTATTTTTCCTTGTTCAGGATTTGTTGCCGAACCACTACCATATGTCACAGGATAAAATTTACATAAATCAAGATATTCATCTATCATCTCTTTTTTTGACATTTTTCCATAACCAACCAAATCCCTATATTTCTCTAAATTTTTAACTAATTCATTTGAATTAATTCCTTTATGGTTACTTGCGATAAAGTTATAAACAGCATTTTTAATAACTGACGGTGTATGACCTCTAGCGGTAACAATCGCAAAAACAGAACCATTATTAATCGCCTCAACAAAATCGGGCCAAGCGGGTCCTAATTTTGCTAACATAGCATCAACAATAAAATTTTTATCACCCTCAACTGTAAAATATCTAAATGGGTTTGATGCAAAACCAACTACTGTGTGACCATCATATTCAAACGGTTCCTTTTTATCTAACATACCTCTGTAATTAGCAAAATCTTCAGTTGACATAGGAACCTCATTATCATTTTCATCTTTTAAGATAATCTTAGTCGGCATTTCTAAAATATTATCATCCCAATCAAATGCGTAATATTTCATATCAGGTGTTCCTGTTTCATCAAAACCTTCGTATATACTTCTTCTTTTCATTTTAATGTATTTTTATATAAATAAGCCGACACTTAAAAAAATGTCGGCTTATAATATGAGTTGTTTATTTAAACGTCTTCAAATGAAGCACCTGTCGGTGTAATATAGAATGTTATATCAATAAATTCTAATGACTTAGTAGGTTTGATATAAATTTTACCTGTCATTTGATTTCTATCTAAATC